CTTACTGGGGATAAGAGTAGGTCTAATGTGCATAGGATGGTTAAGAGGCTTTGTGAGAGCGGGGCTTGCAAGCGGGTTCCTAATCGTGGAAGAAGTGTTCGGCCTTCTTGGATTAAGTTTAAGAATATATGAATTTAGATGAGATCACGAAAGCCATAGAGAGCTTACCGGCGGCTGAGCAAGAAGGGGTCTTGGCTATGCTTGCGGATTACGAGTCTTCTGTTAAACGAGAGAAGGCTCAGAAAGACTTTATGGCTTACACAAATGAGATGTGGCCCGGGTTTGTGAATGGGCGACACCATAAGGTGATGGCAAAGAAGTTTCAAGATATTGCGGAAGGAAGGTTAAAAAGACTGATCATTAATATGCCCCCGCGACATACGAAGTCTGAGTTTGCAAGCTACCTTTTACCGGCTTGGTTTTTAGGGAAGTATCCTAATAAGAAGATTATCCAGTGTTCGAACACGGCGGAATTGGCGACGGGATTTGGACGTAAGGTCAGGAACTTAGTAGGGAGTGAGCAATACGCCAAAGTTTTCCCGAATGTAAGCTTGAGACAAGACTCGAAAGCAGCGGGACGATGGTCAACTAATCACAACGGCGAGTATTTTGCTATTGGGGTTGGAGGTACGGTAACGGGTAAGGGTGCTGACCTTTTGATTATTGATGACCCACACTCTGAACAAGAGGCGAAGCTAGCGGCATCTTCCCCTGAGATATTTGACTCTGTGTATGAATGGTACACCTCAGGTCCTCGGCAGCGTCTTCAGCCGGGTGGGTCAATTGTGATTGTTATGACGCGCTGGTCAAAGAAAGACCTGACTGGCAGGATTTTGCAGAGTTCGATGGAAAGGGATGGAGAGACTTGGGAGCTAATCGAGTTCCCCGCAATCTTGCCTTCCGGCAATCCTTTATGGCCTGAGTTCTGGAGTTACGAAGAATTAGATGCCTTAAGAGACGAACTACCACCGGCTAAATGGAATGCTCAGTATCAGCAAAGCCCAACGTCCGAAGAGGGGGCATTAGTTAAGAGGGATTGGTGGAAGGTGTGGGAGAAAGAAGAGCCTCCTCCATGCGACTATATCTTACAGAGCTGGGATACGGCATTCTCAAAAAGTGAACGGGCTGACTATTCGGCTTGTACGACTTGGGGTGTGTTTTACCCTAATGAGAACCAAGAGAACCCAAATATTATTCTTTTAGACGCCTTTAAGAAAAGGATGGAGTTTCCTGAGTTAAAGGAAATTGCCATGAAATACTATAAAGAGTGGGAGCCGGATTCGTTTATTGTGGAAGCTAAAGCCTCTGGTGCGCCGCTTATTTATGAATTACGGGCGATGGGCATTCCTGTACAAGAGTTTACGCCGACGAGGGGTAATGATAAGATTGTGCGCGTTAACGCCATATCTGACTTATTTGCATCCGGAAAGGTATGGGCGCCACCTAAAAGATGGGCAGAAGAGGTTATTGAAGAGTTGGCGGCTTTCCCAAATTCTGATCACGATGACTTTGTAGATAGTACAAGTCAGGCGCTTTTACGTTTTAGAAAGGGTGGTTTCATTCGTCTACAAACGGATGAGATAGATGAGCCAAGATCATTTAGGCGCAAAGGCGCTTACTACTAAGGATAAGTCATGGAAAAAGGTTTGTACGCCGCCCCTCTTGGGATAGACGATCAAGAAGAAGAAGCGCTTGAGATAGATATTGTTAACCCTGAGATGGTCACTCTATCTGATGGCAGCGTAGAAATCACGCTCATTCCAGAAAAAGAACTAGAAGAAGACAGCGAGTTTAACGAAAACATTGCAGAGATTCTCGATGACGGCGAGCTTCAATCACTTGCCTCTGAGTTACTTGAGCTTGTCGATGCGGACGTGAACAGTCGTAAAGACTGGGCTGATACTTATGTCAAGGGCTTAGATGTCTTAGGCTTTAAGTACGAAGAGCGCACAGAACCTTGGCAAGATGCTTGCGGGGTTTACTCTACAGTATTAGCAGAAGCCGCAATAAGATTCCAAGCCGAAGCAATGTCCGAGACTTTCCCTGCGGCTGGCCCTGTAAGAACGCAGATCATCGGCAAGATCACAAAAGAGAAAGAAGACGCAGCCAAGCGTGTCCAAAATGACATGAACTATGAGCTGACTGATGTTATGGTGGAATACCGCCCTGAGCATGAGCGTGCGTTGTATTCACTAGGCTTGGCTGGCTCCGCATTTAAGAAAGTTTATTTTGACCCAAGCTTAAATCGCCAAGTCTCAATTTACATTCCGGCAGAAGATGTAATCGTTCCTTACGGGGCATCACATATTGAGAGTGCTGAGCGCGTGACACACATCATGCGCAAGACTAAAAACGAAGTTAAGAAACTTCAAGCTAGTGGTTTTTATTGCGACGTAGACTTAGGCGAACCAGAGACGTTCCATACAGATATCGAGAAGCGCAAAGCAGAAGAAGGCGGCTACACACTGTCTGATGATGAACGCTACGCGCTGTGTGAGATACACATCGACTACAACATTCCCGGAGTAGACGATGAAGATGATCTTGCTAAACCTTATGTTATTACGATTGAACGCAGCACTTCTACCGTACTGGCTATTCGCCGTAATTGGGATCCAGAGGATGAATTAAAACTCAAACGCCAGCACTTTGTACACTATGTATATGTCCCCGGCTTTGGCTTTTACGGCATGGGATTGATCCACATTATTGGAGGATACGCCCGTGCAGGTACTTCTATTATTCGTCAGCTTGTTGATGCTGGCACTCTTGCTAATCTTCCCGGTGGTCTTAAGTCTCGCGGTCTGCGGGTAAAGGGTGACGACACACCTATCGCCCCCGGCGAATTCCGTGATGTAGATGTACCTAGCGGAAGCATTAAAGACAACATTCTGATGATGCCCTACAAAGAGCCAAGTCAGACATTGTTGACACTCTTACAGCGCATCACAGATGAAGGCCGTCGTCTAGGCGCAATCAGTGACATGAACATTTCTGACATGAGCGCAAACGCCCCTGTTGGAACGACGTTGGCCTTGCTTGAGCGCACACTCAAACCTATGGCTGCGGTTCAATCCCGTGTTCATTACGCAATGAAGCAAGAGTTTAAGTTACTCAAAGCTATCATGGCAGACTATGCGCCAGAAGAGTATGAGTATCAGCCAGACGAAGGTGAGCCACGCGCTAAGAAGTCAGACTATGCAATGGTTGATGTCATCCCTGTTAGTGATCCTAACAGCAGCACGATGGCGCAACGAGTCGTTCAGTACCAAGCCGTATTACAAATGGCGCAACAAGCTCCACAGATTTATGATTTGCCACAGCTACACCGTCAGATGATTGAGGTTCTAGGTATTAAGAATGCCGACAAACTCGTTCCTACAACGGAAGATCAAAAACCACGCGATCCAGTATCGGAGAACATGGCAATTTTGGTCGGAAAACCAGTCAAAGCCTTCATTTATCAAGATCAAGACGCTCATATTGCTACACACCAATCCTTCATGCAAGACCCAATGATTGCTCAAACTATTGGTCAAAACCCAATGGCACAGCAATTAATGGCATCTTTGCAGGCACACATTGCAGAACACTTGGCATTCAAGTACCGCAAGCAAATTGAAGAGCGTTTGGGTGCGCCACTTCCGTCACCAGACGAAGAGCTGCCAGAAGAAATTGAGATTCAGTTGGCTCGTTTGGTTGCAGACGCAGGCAAACAGTTGACTCAGATCCACCAGACAGAAGCTGCGCAGCAACAGGCACAGCAACAGCAACAAGATCCCCTTTTCCAGCTTCAACAGGCAGAGGTGCAAATTAAACAATCGGATGTAGAACGCAAAACTCAGAAAGATCAGGCCGACATTGATTTGGCAACCAAGAAACTTGAGTTAGATAAGATGAAGGTAGCGGTAGAGTTGCAGAAAGAAAACGCGAGAGTTGAATCGCAGCAATCACAGGCTGAACAGCGCACCAAGTTAGATTTAATGAAAACCGTATTAGCGCAAAAGAAACCTAACCAAGGAGTTTGATGATGGGAAACACCGTCTTTGACGTGCTTAATAAAAAGTTAAACGAGCATAAAAGCTTTGCTACCGAGTTCATGGCTGATGGGGGTTGTAAAGACTTCGCCCATTACCGGAATGTGTGCGGACTGATCCAAGGTCTAAGTCTTGCACAGAGAGAAATTACTGACCTAGCGCGTAACTATATGGATGATGACAATGACTGAACAAGTCGAAGTAACCGAAGCAGAAATGGAACAACAGCTACCTAAGCCTGTTGGCTACCGTTTGCTTATCGCACTGCCTACGATTGAGAAAGAGTTTGAATCTGGCATTCTTAAAGCAGATCGTACTTTGAACGAAGAGCGAATCATGACCACTGTTGGGCTGGTATTAGATATGGGTGCAGAAGCCTATAGCGATAAAGACCGGTTTCCTAACGGCCCGTGGTGCGCAATTGGTGATTATGTAGTGATCCGGCCTCATACTGGCACAAGACTTCACGTCAATGGTCAGGAATTACGTTTGATAAACGATGACAGCATCGAAGCTGTTGTTGCCGACCCGCGTGGTGTTTCGCGTGCTATTTAAAGGATAAATTATGGCTATGGAACCAGTCGAGTTTGGGTTTGAAGACCTAGACAAGCAAGAATTTAAGGTAAAAGTCGAGGGACGGGCTTCTGAAAAAGAAGTAGAAGTCGATGTTCCTGAAGAAAAAACACCAGATGTTGAGATTGAAATTGTGGATGACACCCCACCACAAGACCGCAATCGCAAACCATCGGATCCTCCAGAAGACCCAACCGACGAAGAGTTAGAGGGATACTCCGAAAAAGTGCGTAAACGCATGAGCCACTTAACAAAGGGATATCATGATGAGCGTCGCGCAAAAGAGACAGCAAACCGCGAACGAGAAGAGGCAATTCGGTATGCTCAGCAGGTCCTAGAAGAGAACAAAAATCTTAAAGGCACTGTTGGCAAAAACCAAGAGATTCTTCTTGAACAAGCCAAACGCGCTACTGCTACAGAGGTAGAACAAGCCAAGGCTAAATACAAAATTGCCTATGAATCAGGTGATTCTGACGCTGTAGTTGCCGCACAAGACGAATTAACCGCAGCCAAAATCAAGGCTGATCGCGTAAATAATTTTCGATTACCCGCTGTACAAACACCAGAAGTTGAAGTACAACAGCAACAAACCGCCCCAAGTCCTCAAGTTGACGAAAAGGCTGTGAATTGGCAGAAGCAAAATTCATGGTTTGGTTCAGACGACGAAATGACGAGCTTTGCTCTGGGGTTGCACCAGAAATTAGTAAAACAGGGTTTAGACCCTCGCTCAGATGAATACTACGAGAAGATAAATTCTCGCATGCGACAAGTTTTTCCGGATGAGTTTGACCCCATTGATGAGGTTGAGGTTGAAAAACCAAGACAAAAATCGAACGTAGTCGCTCCCGCAACGCGCAGCACCGCGCCCAAAAAGATTGTGCTGACCCCGTCTTCAGTGGCTCTGGCTAAACGGCTTGGAGTTCCGCTTGAAGAATACGCCAAACAGGTTGCTTTAGGACAAAGGAAATAATCATGGCTCAAAATCGTTTACCTCAAGATTTGCAAACTCGTGAAACAGCAGCTCGCGTTCAGGCGTGGGTTGATCCAGAAACCTTGCCAAGCCCTAAACCGCAGGCAGGATGGAGATTTCATTGGGTGCGTATTGCGACACGCGGCGAAGCTGATGCCACGAACTTTTCCACACAAATTCGTTCTGGTTGGGAACCTTGTAAAGCAGCAGACCACCCCGAAATCCAAATTCTGATTGTCGAAAACGGTCAGTTTAAGGACAACATCGTGATTGGTGGGTTGATGTTATGCAAACAACCGTCAGAACGTGTCATGGCTCGTGACAATTCCATTCAGCAAAAGAATGACAATCAGATGCGGGCTGTAGACAATAACTTCATGAAAGAAAATAATCCAGCGATGCCGCTTTTTAGTGAGCGTAAATCAAGGGTTACTTTCGGATCCGGTAATCAATCAAAGGAGTCTTAAATGGCTTATCCTACTGTAAGCGCCCCTTACGGGCTAAAGCCGATCAATTTGATCGGTGGACAGGTGTTCTCCGGAGCAACCCGTCAAATGGAAATTGCTAGTGGCTATGCTACTGACATTTTCTACGGTGATCTCGTCAAGCGTGTTTCTGATGGCACAATCGAAAAGGACACCGGTACGACTACGGCTACTCCTGTCGGCGTGTTTCTTGGTGTAAGTTTCACCAACGCATCAACAGGTCAGATCCAACAACAGCAATATTATCCTGCTAGCACAGCTATCAAGTCTGGCACGAAGATTTTTGCAGTCGTTGCAGATGATCCTGATACGCTATTTCAAGTTGCCGTTGTTTCTGGCACGACAGTTATCACTGGTGTTGGTATCAGCGCCATCGGTAACAACGCTACTCTGGTTCAAAACGCTGGTTCGACCATCACTGGTGACTCGAAAGTAGCTCTTTTGGACTCGACTGCCACAACCAACACTCTGCCTATTCGTATTATTGATGTGGTTCGAGACACAGCAACTGCTGCTGATGTGTTCCCAGAAGTGATCGTCAAGATCAACTTTGGTATGCACCAGTACAACAACGCAACCGGCGTATAAGGAGCTAAATCATGGCTATTTCACGCGCACAATTACTTAAAGAACTCCTTCCGGGCTTGAACGCCTTGTTTGGTCTTGAGTATAAAAAGTACGGCGAACAACACAAAGAGATTTTTGAAACAGAATCTTCAGAGCGTTCGTTCGAAGAAGAAACCAAGCTGTCTGGCTTTAACGCTGCTCCTGTCAAGAATGAAGGCGCTGCGATGGCTTATGACAACGCGCAGGAAGCTTGGACGGCACGTTACAACCACGAAACCATTGCAATGGGCTTTTCGATCACTGAAGAAGCGATTGAAGATAACCTGTACGACAGCCTGTCGTCACGTTACACCAAAGCATTGGCTCGCGGTATGGCATACACCAAGCAGGTTAAGGCAGCTAACATCCTTAACAACGCATTTACTGCTGGCTATACCTACGGTGACGGTCAAGTCCTTTGCTCGACCTCGCATCCGCTGGTTTCTGGTGGCGTAAACAGCAACCGTCCTACCGTTGCCGCTGACCTGAACGAGACTTCTTTGGAAGCCGCCGTTATTCAGATCGCAGCATGGACAGACGAACGTGGTCTGCTGATCGCCGCTAAGCCAACCAAGTTGGTCATTCCTCCAGCACTTCAGTTCGTGGCAACTCGTTTGCTCGAAACAAAACTGCGTGTTGGTACGGCTGATAACGACATCAACGCAATCGAGAACAACGGTTCGATCCCCGGTGGTTACACAATCAATAACTACCTGACCGATACCAATGCTTGGTTCTTGTTGACTGACGTGCCTAACGGTCTGAAGCACTTCGTTCGTACTCCTATGCAAACAGGTATGGACGCTGACTTTGACACTGGCAACAGCCGCTACAAGGCTCGCGAGCGTTATTCGTTCGGCGTGTCTGATCCTCTCGGCATCTTCGGTTCGCCCGGTGCTTAAGTAATAAATCAAGGGGCGCACAGCTAAAGGTCGTTGTGCTTAAACGAGTACCCTAAGAACCGCCCTTGGTTTAGCCCCGCCTTAAAAAAGCGGGGTTTTTTATTGTTTGCTTTTCTTGTTATTTAGAGTATTATTAATCTAAATCTGGGAACCTCAAGTTTCACTGACCGCCCCAGCGGACGATGCAGAGACAGTGAAACGAAGTACTGCATATACAGGAGCCTATCATGGCATCAACTACCTTCTCCGGTCCAGTTACCTCGACCAATGGATTCATCGGCGCAGTCACTGGCGACATTACAGGCACAGTTACCGGCAACGTCGATTCGACCGCTGGCTACATTCAGATTCGTACAGCTACTAGCGTGCAAATTGCTGCTGCATCAAACGCAGTTAACACAGTTGGTAAGGCTGCTGGCACAATCGTGTTTGATACGACGCTTAGCACACTGAAGATTGCTACTGGCGCGACTGCCACTAGCACTTGGGTGAACGCTGACGGCACAACGGCTGTTACACCCTCCTAATTAGCTAACCCACTTCGGTGGGTATTTTTCGTTTTAGGAGCTAATTATGAGTATGCAATACGACGTAAAGTCAAAACACGCTTCAGGATCAGGACTAATTGTTTCTGGTCGCACTCGCCTTAAGGGAGCGGTAATGTTTCCTTTTACAGGCGCAACTGGGTATGCGGCTTTTGTAGATGATGTAAGCATTGTAGGCACATACACTCGATCCACAACAACAGCAACTATTACTGCTGCAGATCATGGGTTGTCCGCAGGTGATTGGGTTTATCTTGATTGGGATTTAACAGACAATCCTTACCAAGTACAGACCGTTGCAAATGCTAATACATTTACTGTGACTGTTGCTAATAGTGGGGCAGCTAGCGGTGCTGTTGTGGTTTGGAATGATGTGTTGCTACAGGCGGACTCTTCTGACCCACAGCCTTACAACATAGTTGTTCCCGGGGAAGGCATCCTTGCCCAGAACGGAATACGTATATTTTTACCCGCTAGTTTTCATGCAACGGTGTTCTATGGCTAAGAAGACCCCCTCTCTGGCTATCGGTCGTGGCGAGAAGCTACCCGTATCTAAGGGAGCTGGTTTAACTGCCAAAGGACGTGCCAAGTATAACGCTGCTACAGGATCAAACCTTAAGGCTCCACAGCCAGAAGGCGGTCCCCGTAAGAAGTCGTTTTGCGCACGAATGTCTGGCATGCCCGGCCCGATGAAAGATGAAAGTGGAAAGCCTACTCGCAAAGCCGCAAGCCTCAAACGATGGAAGTGTTAAATGGAAGATCAGGTTCAAACAGCTCGCGAGCTAGCAACACACGCCAATGACATCAAGCATTTGCAAGATGACATGGACAAGCTCGTTCAGGACATGGCGTCAATCAAGAATTGTCTAGCTGATATTCAAAAGACATTATCTGAAGCCCGTGGTGGATGGAAAGTTCTTATGTGGGCAGGCGGTGCGGTTAGTGCCGTAACCGGTGTTGTTGGTTTTGTTGTCGGACATTGGGGTAAATAATGCCAAGTACATCTAAGAAACAATCTAGTTTTATGAAAGCTGTAGCTAACAACCCTGCGTTTGCTAAGAAAGTTGGTGTACCTACTTCTGTAGGAAAAGACTTTAGCGCGGCTGACAAAGGTAAAAAATTCAAAGAGGGTGGTGAAATGAAAAGCGATCTTAAACAAGACAAAGCAATGGTTAAAAAAGCCGTTGGCATGCACGACAAGCAAATGCACGGTGGCAAGAAAACCGACATGGCTGCGCTTAAGAAAGGCGGCATGCCGATGGTAATGAAGGATGGCAAGAAAATGCCCGCCTTTGCTGCTAAAACAGGCGGCATGACCAAGATGGCTAAGGGTGGCGGCATCGAGTCTAAGGGTAAAACCCAAGGCAAGATGGTTAAGATGAATCGCGGTGGACGTGCTTGCTAAGGAACTATCATGATTGAAGCCCCTACCGCATCAGACAAAGATACAGACGCAGCATTTCTTCCTGCTCCGTTGCGCGGTAAGCGTAGAGTAAAAACTATGCGCACTCCGGGAATGGGCGCAATGGTGGGCGCTCCTCGTCCTCGCGGCAATCTAAGCTCCATGGGTAAGATTGAAGCCGGTGTGTCACCGTATGAAGCACCCAAGGAAATGGCAAAGGGCGGTTCGGTTTCAGCTTCTAAACGTGCTGACGGATGCTGTGTTAAAGGCAAAACCAAAGGGAAAATGGTATGAAGAAGAAACGCTACGCTGGTGGTGGTTTAACCCAAGCCGATATTGACGCCGGACTTACACAAGCTGATGTTGATGCAGGTCTACGCGCAGGTCGCAATGAACGTATTTCTGACGAGGATCGTGCTGCGGCGTTACGCTCGGCAGGCACTCTTTCAGACAAACAAGCCGCTGACCTGATGGGTCGTGAGGTTCGTATGCCTGAAGCTGTTCCAGTTCCTGTTGCTCCTCGTCGCGCCATTCCAGCTCGTCCTATTTCCACTACTCGCCAAGATGTTTCTGACATTGTTGCTCAGGCCGTAGAAGGAAGGGAGCCAGAAATGCCTCGTCCACGCCCTCGTTCGGCTGCTGGCGACTTTAGCCGCAATGGTCCTGTTGGCGATACGATTGATGTAATCATGCGCAACACAGGCAATGCTCGTCGCGCCCGTGAAGCGGCAAAGAAAATCGGTCGAGCAATGGAAGGGTCGCCCTTTAAAAAAGGTGGTTCGGTTAAGTCTGGCGCATCTAAGCGAGCTGACGGCTGCGCTGTTCGTGGCAAAACAAAAGGTAGGATGGTGTAATCATGGATCCAAAACGTCAAGCACAAATTGACAGACAAAACGAAGCGGCACAATTAGCTGCTGAACGTATTCGTGGCGGCAAAAGCGCAGATGAATTTGCAAAAGACTTCATCCAGCGCCAGCGAATGAAGGAAGGCGTAAAGAGTCTTCCTCCAGTGGATCTAAGCGGCAATCCGCCAACAGACGACGATACACAAGAGTATCGTGATATGCGTGCAGAAACCGATGCAGGTTACGACTACACTAAGAAGCGTAATTACAAGAAAGGTGGGTCAGTTAAGTCTGGCGCATCTAAACGCGCTGATGGTTGTGCCGTTCGCGGTAAAACTAAGGGAAGGATGATTTAATCATGCGAGCCAGCCGTGGTATGGGAGCAATCCTACCGTCAAAGATGCCAAAGGGTAAAACCTTGCGTCGCAAAGACGGCGATAAGTACCAACTGTTTGCTGAAGGCGGTAAGGTTGGTTTGTACGACAACATTCATGCAAAGCGTGCGCGAGGAGCTAAAATGAGAAAGCCCGGTCAAAAGGGCGCTCCTACCGCTCAGGACTTTATCAACGCAGCTAAAACGGCGAAAACATAATGGCTGTTTCTGGAACCACCGCATTTAACCTAGACTTCGCTGAATTGGCTGAAGAGGCGTTTGAACGCGCTGGTCGAGAACTGCGCACAGGCTATGATCTTCGCACCGCCACACGGTCTATGAACCTAATGACCATCGAGTTTCAGAACCGTGGCATTAATATGTGGACAATTGACGAGGGTGAGATTGATCTTATCCAAGGTCAAGCTGAGTATGATCTTCCTGCCGATACGATTGATCTAATGGATCATGTTATCCGTACAGGCGCAGGCAACTACTCCACTCAGTCTGACCTCACCATATCGCGTATTAGCGTATCTACTTACGCAACAATCCCTAACAAGTTAGCTCAAGGCCGCCCCATTCAGGTATGGGTTCGCAGACTCAGGGATAACCCTAAGATTGTTGTATGGCCTGTTCCTAACCAAGGTACGGCATTAGACCCTTACTACGTTTTTAAATATTGGCGTATGCGTCGTATCGACGATGCTGGCACGGGTGCAAACACCCAAGACGCAAACTTCCGATTCTTACCGGCAATCTCTGCTGGCTTGGCGTATTACATTGCCATGAAGTATCCGGAGTTAGCACCGCGTATGCCGATGTTAAAACAAGAGTATGAGTTTCAATTTGAGTTAGCTGCGGGCGAGGATCGTGAGAAAGCGTCTGTGCGTTTTGTGCCACGTATCATTGGTATCCGGAGCTAGTTGTGGGTAATAAGTTTGCGTCTGATAGTAAAGCGATTGCGGAGTGTGATATCTGTGGCTTTCGGTATAAACTACGAACACTACGCTATCTAATTGTTAAGACGAAGACTACAAATATTAAAGCTTGTAACGAGTGTTGGAGTCCAGATCAACCGCAGCTTCAGCTTGGTATGTATCCAGTCGATGATCCACAAGCAATTCGTAATCCACGTCCAGACTTTACAGGGTATCCGCAGAGTCGGTCGCAAGTAATACAAGCAGTTGGTGTAACGACTACTTCTTTCGTTGGGCAAGTTACTATTTCTTAGGAGCCGATCATGGCATATAAACGTGGCGCTGATGGCGTAGCAAAAAAAGGTAAGACTGATGTGCAGAACTTGGGTTCTGATGGCGCAAAAGTCATGGGCATGAAGGGCGGCAAAAAGTCAGCAGGCGTGACTTCTGAAGCCATGAAGAAGATGGGTCGTGGTCTAGCCAAAGTCGCTAATCAGGGGTAATCATGGGCAAATATAGCCAAAAACTGATGGGAAAAGAGGTGGGTCCTGCCTCTGTTTATGCGGAGCCGCACACCATGACAGGTAAGAAAATTAATTCAGCCGCAGCGCAAGCCGCTGTATCTGGCGGTGTTGATTCCAACACATTAACCGCTAAGCAATTTACTCCATCAACAGAAGCTATGCGAGTAAGTGTTGGCAACAGAAATTCGCCAACCAAGACTAGCGGCATTCAAGTGCGCGGCGGTAAAGCGCAGACGAAAGGTAAGATGGCACGGGGTCCGATGGCATGAACTACGCTGAACTTTGTACAAACATTGCTGACATCTGTGAAAACTCTTTCACGGTAGATGAGTTTGCGATGTTTACAAAGCAAGCTGAACAGAAGATCTATAACACTGTTCAGATATCAAACCTGCGTAAGAACGTCACGGGTACGTTAACATCAAGCAACAAGTATCTGTCTGCGCCTGATGACTTCCTTTCTGTCTATTCGCTGTCAGTCATTCGTGCTAATGGCTCGTATGAGTATTTGTTGAACAAAGATGTAAACTTTATTCGCCAAGCCTACCCTACGCCAACAAGCACGGGCCTGCCAAAGTATTACGCAATCTTTGGTCCAACAAGTAGCGCGGTCACAGAGTTAAGCTTGATTCTTGGACCTACGCCAGATTCTAACTACGGCGTAGAGCTTCACTACTTCTACTACCCTGAGTCGATTGTCACAGCCGGAACGTCATGGCTTGGCGATAACTTTGATTCGGCTCTCCTTAATGGCGCATTGATTGAGGCGATTCGGTTTATCAAGGGCGAGCCTGATGTGGTTGCGTTCTACGAAAAGCTTTATCTGCAAGCTATTATGTTGCTCAAGCAGTTGGGTGATGGTAAGCAACGTCAAGATGCGTATCGTTCGGGTCAGTTTCGTCAGGATGTGACATGATTACGCAAACCATTGTTAACTCCTACAAACGCGGCTTGCTAGAGGGTGTGTTTAACTTTAGCAGCACGACTACGCAAGTGTTTAAAGTGGCGTTATACACCTCTGCCGCAACACTTAACGAGAACACTACGGCATACTCCACAACAGACGAATCATCTGGCACTGGATACACCGCCGGTGGGCAGGTTCTTACTATTTCTACATACCCAACGCTATCTAATAGTGTGGCGTTTATTAGCTTCGCTACAGTGACTTGGCCTGTTACATCAATTACGGCTCGTGGTGCGCTTATTTACAAGGCAGACGGACTTACTAACCCTGCTATTGCCGTATTAGACTTTGGTGAAGATAAAACCACTTCGAGCGGCAACTTTGTTATAGATTTCCCACTGGCTGATTTTCAAAACGCAATTGTGCGTTCAGCGTAAGCACTATAAGGACTACACAACATGAGTAACGAAATTTCAAAATTTGGTGATACGGTTGATGCGACTGTTATCCGTGGCGCTGGACAGGCAGAAGTTGTTGGTCTTGAAGGTGTTTATACGGCAGAATGCTACGACGCACAAGGCAACCTAAAGTGGTCTGACACCATCAAGAACCTGACCACTAACGTAGGTCGTGCCTCAATGAATAACGCCTATTTAGACAACTCAGCCGCAGGCGCAGTTGTTATGGGCCTTAAAGGTACGGGTACAGCCGTTGTTGCCGATACGCAAGCAAGTCATGCTTCATGGTTAGAAGTCGGCTTGGCAAATGCCCCAACGTATTCAGGCTCACGCAAGACACCAACATTTAGTGCTTCAACCACAGCTAACCCAGCCGTGAAGTCTACTAGCGCTGCCGTGGCGTTTGCCATGACGGGATCAGGAACGGTTGCGGGTGCATTTATTAACGTAGGTGGCTCTGCCACAATTGACGATACTAGTGGCATCTTGTTCTCTGCCGGTGACTTTACTGCGGGATCAAAGACTGTATCGTCAGGCGACACAGTTAACGTCACCTACACTCTTAGTGCCGCAGGTTAATCGGAGTCCATTATGGTAACTCCAGTTATTGTTAGCAATCCACCCGTTACTAATCCTGACGGTTCTATGTCTATTGATTTCAATGCTACCTACGAAGGTTACGAATTGCGGGATGCAATTGTAGGCACGCCTGAATACATAAATTCTTTGACTACGGATGAGATCAACACGATTGAGGTTGACCGTTTTAACGCTTGGTATGCGATTGTTACTACGCCGGTTGAAAACGATGAATCAGTAGTAGAGGAGTAGTCATGGCAGACCGTTACTGGGTTGGCGGTACAGGTAGCTGGGATGCAACCACTACTAATTGGTCTGCAACAAACGGCGGCGCGGGCGGCGCTTCTGTTCCAACCCTGAATGACGATGTGTTTTTTACTAGCCTATCAAACGCTATAGCCTATACCTGCACGTTAACGACTGCGCCCGTCTGTCGTAGCGTAAATATTGCCGCCCCTCTTACTGGTAACGTCACTATTGCTGGCTCGGCGGCTTGGTCAATTTACGGCAGTATGACTATTGCAGCAACAGGTGTGACACGAACATTCACCTCTGCTCTTACGTTTGCTGCAACGACAACGGGCTTTACGATTACAACTAATGGCATATCGCTTGCAAGCGCAATCACATTAAATGGCGCAGGTGGAGAGTGGACATTAGGATCTGCATTAACAAACACCGGCGCATTTACAGTTACGCAAGGCGCATTTGCAACAGCTAATTTTAATTTAACGACAAGCGCTGCATTTACTATCACGGGCGCATTAACACGCTCACTTACGCTTGGCTCGTCCGCTATATCTTGTTTAAATTGGAACGCATTAGGCGCAACGAACTTAACTGTTAATGCAGGCACATCAACAATTACATTAACGCAAGCCGCAGGTGGTTTTAACGGTGGCGGGTTGACATACTACAACGTGTTTAAAAACCTCAACGGTTTTGCTATTGGCGATGCAAATAATACATTTAATGCGTTGACAAATAATAGCGTTAACACAATCGGTACTTTTGTTTGTTCTTTTGCTGGCAATCAAACTATTGGCACATTGACCGTTAACGGCGGTTCAGACCAAACAAGAAGGGCGAGCATTCAAACATCCGCAGCATTAGCTGGGACTCAAATTACTTTGACTGTTGGATCATTTGTAACGAATGGACGCATTGATTTTCGTGATATTAACTTTCAAGGCGCAGCCTCGCCATTGACTGTAGCGACAGGCGGCGATTGCGGCAATAATACTAATATCACATTACAAACGCCAAAAACAGTTTATTGGAGCTTGGCAGCAGGTGGAAACTGGACGGCAACCGCTTGGGCGCTTACTTCTGGCGGCGCACCAGCAGTAGCTAATTATCCGTTAGCACAAGATACTATTGTTATTGAAAATACCGGACTAACATCTGGTAACACAATTACATTAAACGTCAGTCCTAACCTTGGCACAATTGGGTTTTCAACGAGAACTCTGCCGATGACGTTTTCTATTCTTGCGTCAGCATCTGTAATTTATGGTGATTTAACTTTTTCATCTGCCGTAACGGTTACTTCTTCTGCGGCAGGTGTGTTTACATTTTCTGGTTACAACAAAACTCAGACAATTACTTCTGCCGGGGTAACTATTGAAGCTGGCGTTGCTGTTAACAATCTGTCTACAACGGTTACGTTTCCTGCTAACACAACACTTGGGACAACAAAAACATTTACCCTAACGCAAGGCACATTCAATTTAGTCAATAACACTTTAACTTGCGGATTGTTTAACACCAACAACTCAAACACTCGCACTCTTGCTTTTGGTACAGGTCAGATTAACTTGACAGGCAATGCTGCAACTGTTTGGAATTTTAACGTAGCTACAAATTTAACGATTACTGGTAGCGCAATTGTTAATGCAAATTATTCAGGCTCAACAGGCACAAGATCAATTTCTGGTTACGGAGCAACTGGAACGGCTCGTATAAACCTTAATGTTACGGCTGGCTCTGATATTGTTACCGTATTTAATAGTGGTTATAACAATTTAAATTTTACGGGATTTACTGGACAAACTAACGTATCTTCTACAACAGTATCCGGAAACTATACGCTTAACGCAGGAATGACTGTTAATTACATTACAGGCGCTTTGCTTTTTAATGGCACATCGGGCACACAGTTAATTACTACAAACGGAGTGACAGTAGATTCACAAGTGCAATTTAATGGAATTGGTGGCACATTTAGACTACAAGGCGCTTTAACGATTGGCTCAACGAGGTCGGCTACACTAACAAACGGTGCGCTTGATTTAAATAATAATAATTTTACTTGCGGTATATTTTCTTCAGCTAATACCAACACACGATCAATTGCATTTGGTACGGGTCAAATTTATGTAACTGGTAATAACACATTTAATATAAACCTTGACAATATGACAGGGTTTACTTATACGGGGTCAGGCATATTAAACGCCACATACAGCGGCAGCACTGGCAACCGTGGTCTTGTTTTTGGCAATACCGCTGGCGGTACAGAAATCAATGCTTTAAACATAAACATTACGGCAGGTACAGATGGGGTGCGAGTTTATGGCGCTGGGATTAGTTCTATAAATTTCACAGGCTTTGCTGGCACATGGACTGAAGCTGGCTCACGGACAATGTATGGTGATTTGACTATCTCGACAGGAATGTCAATATCAGCAACAACTGAAACCTTTTTTAGCGCAAGCTCCGGTACGCAAAGCATTACATCAAATAGCAAAACAGTTACTTTTTCAATTTATAAGAGTGGGGCTGGTACGCTGCGTTTGTTAGATGCCTTAACCTTAACAACTACACGCACCTTTGTATTGCTTCAAGGAGTGTTTGATTTAAATGGCAATAATTTAACGACAGGTTTGTTTGATTCTTATAATGCGTTTGTGCGCCAACTGTTGATAGGCAGCAATACTATTGAAGTTACAGGCACAACATGGTCTGTATATGATGCAAACTTTTCAATAAGTGGTTCAGGCACGATCAATATGAGCGCCGCAACAGCCAAATCATTTATAGGCAGTGGCTATTCATACCCAACGCTGAATCAAGGTGGCGCTGGCACTTTGTTAATCACTGGCTCTAATGCCTTTGCAAACATTACCAACACAGTACAACCTGCTACAGTTACTATTGAATCAGGCACGACTACATCCGTGGCTAACTTTAGTTTGCTCGGCACTTCTGGCAACTTAATTACATTAAATAGCTCGCTTCCCGGAGCGCAAGCCACTATTAACAACACAAGCGGTGGCCTGCTTGGTGCGGACTATTTAAGCATACAAGACTCAAGCGCAACACCGGCAAACACTATGTATGCCGGGCGCAACAGCACTAACGTATCAAACAACACAGGCTGGATCTTTGCGGCGCTGCTTGTTGTTTTGGTAAGCGAAAGTGTTGCCTTAACCGATGCACAAGCTGCGCAATTGCTTTTTACGCTATCAAACGACGAATCGTTAACGCTTACTGAGGCAGAAGCCTCGCAAGTAGATTTTGGCCCATTAAATGCAGAATCTTTATCCTTAACTGACTCACAAACTCCACAAACAGATTTTGCGCCAACGAATGCAGAATCTTTAACTTTGTCTGATTCAGAATCGTCACAAGTAGATTTTGTGTCACTGACCGAAGAATTGCTATCGTTGACAGACGCACAAGTTGCGCAATTACTTTTTACGCTATTGGTTGAAGAATCCTTGACCTTAACTGACGAACAGTCTGCTCAGATGGATTGGAGTGGAGTAACGGCTGAATTGTTAAATAGCTCAGATTCTGTTTCGGCTATTGCTGTCTATGTATCAACTGTTTCTGAAACTATTACGCTTGTTGATGCGTTAATTCAAAGAGGTTGGATTAAAATTGACGACAACCAAACCCCAGTTTGGGGTGCTATCAACAACAACCAAACCCCCACATGGGGCGTTATTAATGATGATCAGATTCCCGGATGGGCTGATATAGATAATTATCAAGGATAATATGGCTACCGCATACACCCCGATTCTAAAGCTAGCGTTGCCTGTAACCGGTGAGTTAAACGGTACTTGGGGCAACACAGTAAACGACAACATTACTTCCATGGTTGAGCAAGCTATCGCAGGTCTTGCTACGATTAACACTTGGACAGCTAATTCTCACACATTAACTACAGCCGATGGAACTACATCAGAGTCTCGTTGTGCCATGCTGGTTATTGATGACGACGGTGCTGGCAACCCTTCCGCTGCCGCTACGGTTGTTTGCCCGACAGCTACAAAATCCTACATCGTACAGAACTTGTGCGGTCAGACTGTTACGGTTAAAACGGCGGCTGGAACAGGCGTTGCAGTACCTAATAACCAATCTGCACTTGTGTTCTGTAACGGCACAAACGTCGTAACCGGTGCATTTAACGGCGATGTAGTTGGCCCCGCTTCTGCTACAGATAACGCTATAGCACGATACGATGGGACAACAGGCAAGTTGGTTCAAAACTCTGCCGTAACTATTGCTGACGATGGCGCTACGGTTATTACCGCAAATAGCTCGTCTTCTGGATTACGTATTACACAAACAGGAGCAGGTAACGCTCTGCTTGTTGAGGATAGCGCTAGCACAGACTCCACACCGTTTGTTGTATCTGCTGATGGTAGGGTTGGTATAGGAACGCAATCACCACAAGACATCCTTGATGTGAGTGGGGATGGTTATATTACCCCTTCATTTAGGGCTTATGGCGCTTCTTCAGGGAATTATCCAGCAATAGTAAAAGGCAGGGGTACACAAGCAAGTCCAGCAGCCGTTCAAAGTGGAGATGAGCTAGGAGGATTGGTATTCAAAGGCTACGATGGCACAAGCAATATTACCGCTGCATTGATTCGTTCTGATGTAGGCGGAACACCCGGTACAAACGATATGCCGGGCCGGTTAGTGTTCTCCACTACTGCTGATGGCGCGTCTAGCGTTACAGAACGTATGTACATTGACAGCGCAGGCACTGTATCAACTCCTGACTCTGGGCGCGTTCAAATTGGAAGCGGGATTGAGCTAAGCTCCGCATTAGTGATATCAAGACCATTGACGGGCAAGACAGTCGTATGGAACACATATACTTCAGGATATGTGCAAAGCGATGTAACGTCTCAAGCTAAGATGTATGTAAGCTATCCTAGCACCGCCGCTGCCTCGTTTACATTGCCGAGTTTAGTTGGTTTTAGTGCTCAACAAAACAGTATTGGTGCAGGATCAACGGTTACAAATCAAATTGGCTTTGAGGCTGCCCCAAACCTTACAGGAGCAACAAACAACTACGGATTTTATTCCAACATAGCCTCAGGCACAGGACGTTGGAACTTCTACGCTAACGGCACAGCATCCAATTATTTTGGTGGCGCTACAACAATTAGCGTTAACTCATCTTCAGATGCTTTACGGATTACTCAGGTCGGAGCAGGTAACGCTCTGCTAGTTGAGGATAGCGCTAACCCTGACGCTACTCCTACGGTTATTGATGCAAACGGCAAAGTAATTATTGGTAATACATCGGCAATAACCACAGCAAACTTTAATTCACCGTTGCAAATTATGGAAGTTGGCAACGGCGTATCTCAAGGTGGCGCAACATTAAGTCGATGGGCAACAACTGTAAATTCACCTAAATTGTCGATAGCGCACTCTGGAGGAACTTCTATAGGTGATTACACAATTGTTAGAAATAACGATGGTGTTGGAAAGGTAGATTTCCTTGGGTCTGATGGAACAGCGTTTATTGCAGCAGCACAAATTGAATCATTTGTAGACGGCACACCCGGCGCAAACGATATGCCCGGACGCTTGGTGTTCTCCACCACGGCTGATGGTGCGTCTAGCCCAACAGAACGGATGCGGATTACCAGTTCGGGTAATGTGGGGATTGGAGCATCCTCATTGCCCACACAAACATTTAGACTTGGCACTCCAATTACTGGCGGGACAACTGCGTGGGGCGCATACTGGGGTGGAACTGTTCAACCAACTGTAACATCATCGGCTAACTATAACCAAACAATAGCAACAACCGCAGAAAACGGAGCTGTTCCTTACACCATTACTGGATTGAAACATTACTCTGCAACGCAAGACCCATTTAATGCTGACTCAACAGTAACAAATCAATACGGTTTTACTGCTGAATCAGCGCTCACAGGCGCAACCAACAACTACGGCTTCTACGGCAACATAGCATCTGGCACAGGACGCTACAACTTCTATGCCAACGGTACGGCTGATAACTTCTTTGGTGGTGCTACAACCATTAGCGTTAACAGTTCTAGCGACGCACTACGCATCACGCAAGTTGGCGCAGGTAACGCATTGTTAATTGAGGATTCAGCTAACCCTGATGCCAGTCCTGTTGTGGTGGATTCGGGCGGCAATTTAATAACAGGGCTAACATCATTAGCTTCAACACCAAGTACTTTTTATTCAACAATTCAATCTCATTCAACGGCTAATCAATCGCTTGGAATTGGATTATTTAATTACTCTACTGGCACCGCTGCAAGAGGAGATTTGGCATTTTATAAAAGCCTAAGCGGGACTGCTGGAACTTTATCGGCTGTCAGCGCAAACGTTGATCTTGGATCGCTAAACTTTTTTGGTGCTGGTGATGCTTCTACATGGCTTCGTGCAGCCGTAATGCTTGCAGAAGTTGATACAGGTACTGTTTCGGCAACATCAATGCCGGGTCGTTTAGTGTTTGCAACTACGCCTGATGGTTCTGCTACTTCTGTTGAGCGGATGCGGATTGATAGCGCAGGGCGAGTGGGGATTGGCGCATCAACGGTTGCAAGTATTTTTGTAAACATTGGACACACTTTAACGGGGGCTACAAGTGTAGTTAGCGTTAGAGCAATTAACACAATAGCTTCAGATGTAACTACAGCAGCAACACTTTTTAGAACGCAGCCTTTTACGCAAGCAGCGGCGTTTACTTTGAGTAGTTTAAGTCACTACCAAGCAACTCAAGGTACGATTGGGGCTACATCCGCTGTTACAAACCAATACGGATTTTTTGTAGATACGACCCTTGTTGGCGCAACCAACAATTATGGCTTTTACGGCAACATTGCTAGCGGTACGGGTCGTTTTAACTTCTACGCTGCGGGTACGGCTGCGAACGTATTTGCTGGACAAACATCAATCGGTGGATTAGTAGGCGCAGAATCACTGCGTGTCACGCCTGTTGCTAGTGCGGTGAATTATATTGAGGCGCAAGGACAAATCACTGCTGGCGCCCCATCTTTAAGTGCTGCTGGTTCTGACACAAATATTGACTTGTTGATGCAGTCAAAAGGCACCGGGTTGCTTAACTTTGCTACTGGTACGGGAGGAACGCAATTCCTTATAGCCCACACAGCCTCCTCTGTTAATTTTATACAGGCGAGTGGTGGAGTTGCTGGCAGCGGCCCAACTTTTACTACACAAGGTAGTGATACAAACGTACCATTATTTTTATCCACAAAAGGCACAGGACAATATTTCTTTGCAAGCAATTCTGCAACTCAATTTAATATTGGCAATACTGCTTCTGCGGTTAACTATTTGCGAGTAAATGGTGGGGCTACAGGCAACGCTGCCACACTGTCGGCGCAAGGCACAGACACCAATATCGACATAACCCTGACACCAAAAGGCACAGGACGGGTACGTTTTGGTACACTCACAGGCACATCCGATGTGGCTATCACGGGCTATATTGAAGTTAAGGACAGCGCAGGAACCGTCCGCAAACTAGCCGTTATTACTTAATTTGGAGATATAAAATGAAAGTCACCCTCACGCTTGATATTGAACAGGTCTATGCAATCTTGCAAACCCTTGGACAGCTTCCAACGTCATCAGGTGCATTTCCGTTGCTTGTAGAAATTAAAAAGCAAGCAGAAGAGCAGGTTAAGAAACCGGCTGAAATCGAATGATGTGGTGGCTGTTGTTGATATTAATAGCGATTGTCGGGTTCTTTTTCTGGGTTTGCGCTCAGGTAGATAAAGACATGGAGGGGTATTAATGAATCGCACACACTTTGAACACGCTGGATTCGCTCTGTTAATGCAAAGCGCAGTCTGGCTGTTAACAGGAAATGCGTTTGCCGGAGCATTGCTTGCTATTGGTTTCTTCTTTGGGCGCGAACACGCTCAGGCTGAGTACAAAGCGATCAACACTGACTTTGGTGGCAAACGAGCCAATATGCCGTGGTATGCGGGGTTTAATCCAAAGTATTGGACGCTTGATGCTGTCCTTGATGTATTGTTTCCCACAGCGGCTGTGCTAGCCGTGTTGCTACTTTCTAAATGGTACTGATATGGTCACGGCAAAAAAGACCGTAGCCAAAGCGCCTGTAAAGAGAGCGGCGGCACGAAAGTCTGTTGTTAAGGCTACACCCAAAACCGTACCACGCGACATGACCGACAAGATTCTTGATCTGATTAAGTGGGTGGATAACCCGTTCAAGCTCGTTTCCGTCATTCTGTTGTCCACGATTGCTTTCACCGGATACTTTGCATGGGACAGCCGTCAAGTTATCTTAGCTGCAATTAAGTCAAACAGCTCAATGCCGCAAATTAAAGACCACGAACAGTTGGTTCCTCTGGCAAACGCTTTGGTCAAAGAGGTAAATGCTGTTGGGGTTGTGGTTAATAAGGTCAATCTTGCAACAAACTCACGCACAACAGTATTAGCTATTGCTAACGGTGAGCGCAACCACAAGCTTGAAGGTTTAACAGTTAGCCTCTTTGCCGCCAGCCCTGAGCGCAATGCAGATGTAGTGTCAATGTTGAACAACGAAGTAGCGTGTAAGCCTTTTGAATCATCTAGTCCCGTTGGTGAGTGGGCAAAGCTGATGGGTGTTACTTACATGTGCAGGGCTTCAATACCCAACGAGATTGGCAAGTTTGCTGGGTACATTGCTGTAGGCTTTAAGTCTGAGCCACGGGACTTGATATCCGTTAAGACCCGAATGATATTAGCCGCATCGGAGATGGACAAATGAAAGCAAAATGGGAAGCACTCAAGGCTTGGTGTAGCGCCAAGTGGACAACAACTAAAGCATGGTTTTCAGGCGTGCGGTTCTAATATGTTACCGATAATGGATATTCTTGGCATCGGCATGAAGGTGCTAGACAAGTTTTTCCCTGATCCTGAACAGAAAGCAAAAGCGCAGCTTGAGCTGATGCAGATGCAGCAAAATGGCGAACTCGCCAAGATGCAAGCCGATATGCAGGAGCAAGGAGAGCTTACCAAGCGCCATACGGTGGACATGGCATCAGACTCTTGGTTGTCAAAGAACATTCGCCCGATGACCTTGATTGCTATCCTTGCTGGTTACTTCACATTTGCCATGATGAGCGCGTTCGACTTAGAGACCAATGCAAAGTATGTTGAATTGCTGGGATCTTGGGGGATGCTTATTATGTCCTTCTATTTCGGTGGCAGGACGTTGGAAAAGATTGTTGATATGCGTCAAGGCAAACTTACGGAGAAGCAAGATGGCGGCAAGTAACTGGGACAACGCGTTTAAACTGATGCTGGCGAGCGAGGGAGGATTCGTTAATCACCCGTCCGATCCCGGTGGAATGACCAACCTTGGAGTTACCAAAGCAACGTGGGAAAACTGGGTTGGGCGCGAGTCAGACGAGAAAGAGATGCGTGGTCTTACGCCTGAAAAGGTCGAGCCACTATACAAGAAGAAGTTCTGGGACGCCTGCAAGTGCGACGAGCTGCCGTCGGGTATTGATTACCTAGTCTTTGACTTTGCCGTGAACGCTGGCCCCGGACGTAGCGCCAAGATCCTGCAGACTGCCGTGGGTGCTACGCCTGATGGTGGTATTGGCCCTATGACTTTAGCTGCGGTAAATCAGTTTTCTTCTGAAGAGCTGGTCGAGAAGTTTAGCCAAGCCAAAGAGGACTTCTACCGGTCGCTCAATACATTTGACACGTTTGGCAAAGGATGGCTAAACCGTGTTGCTGCAGTTAAAATCAAAGCAACTTCCATGCTTGGATAACTATTATGCCGTTACAGAAACTTACCTTCCGCCCCGGTGTTAACCGCGAAGGCACTGACTACGCCAACGAAGGCGGTTGGTATGACTGTGACAAGATCCGTTTCCGCTCGGGATTCCCTGAAAAAATCGGTGGTTGGATCCGTTTGTCCTCGTTTACCTATGATGGCGTTGCCCGCTCGCTCTGGAACTGGATTGATCTGGACGGCACGAACTATTTGGGCGTAGGCACAAACCTTAAGTACTACATCGAGAAGGGTGGCTTCTACTACGACATCACCCCAATCCGTAAGACCGTCAACCCAATGGCGGCTAACCCGTTTGCCAGTGCATTTAGCACCCTGAACGGTGGTATCAGTGCAACAGCCACGACAATTAC